AACACTTGCTAAAATCTCAGAGGCACATCCATCTAGTGAACTTAACAAACAATATGGCAAGACCAGTATCACAGACATAAAGGTCAATCAAGTCAGAGAGAAACACAAGACAATCGCCAAACGCAGAATGGCGAAACAGAACCCAATTAAATAATATGCCACTCGTATAAATAGTAGTATACAAGGAGAAAGACATGGCAGATTTTGATTTTTTAGACGGGTTTGATACTGGTGGTGATTGGGGCTTCACAGGAGTTTCAAGTAAACCTTCAGACCAAACAGTCGCAGACACAAAGGCAACACAACAAGTAGTTCAACAGACTGCTGATGGTGTTGGTAAAGCAGTATCTACTGAGATTATATCAAGGTTAGAAACTAAACTAGACAAGATACTTAGAGAAGTATCAACAGCATCAGGTAAGATTGACGATAAACATGAGGTTGAATTAGAGATTGCAAAATCACAAATGGACGATGAGTACGATTTGAGAAAAGACAATCTTGGCAAAATTCAAAAAGAAAAGTTTCAGCAGTTAGAGAAACTAATCATCCCATTACTTGTTAAACTTGCCAAATCACCTGAGGCCTATATTCATTGGCCTAATCGTGCAGAAGTAATCGAAGCACAACTCAAAAAAATAGTAGAAATAACTAGAGGATAACGCTTGACAAATGTCTGGTAACCTGATATAATATATCTAATATATTAAGAAGGAGAAAGACATGGCAAAAGCTATTGACAAATCAAAAATGTTTACTGATAAGAAAAGTTTTATCGGCAAGTGTATTCATACATTCAAGTGTATGTTCAACCCTGGCGGTAAAGACTGCGTTAAACTTGGAAAAGATGAACTCAACGCAATGACCAAATCACAACTAGAATTAGTTGGCCGTGACCACGGTATTGAGTTAGATAAACGCAAAACTAAGAAAGTTCTTGTTGAAGAAGTATATGAGGTATTATAATGACTGATGCTTTAAACGATTTAATGAAACTAAAATATCCTGATAATGAGTGGAAAACATTCACTCATGCGCCTATACCTGATAACATGATACCAGAGGTGTTCACAGAAACTATCAACAAGAAAAGATTCTATGTAACACCAGACGGAAATAAGTATCCGTCTATCACAACTGTTCTTGGTGGCAGAGCGAAAGAAGGCATTCAGAAATGGCGTGAACGAGTTGGTGAAGATGCTGCAAATAAAATAATGAGAGCAGCTGCCTCACGAGGAACTGCTGTGCATGAACTTGCTGAGAACTATTTAAATAATGAAGAACTAAAAAATCAAGAGGTGTTACCACTCTTTATGTTCACTCAACTCAAGCCAGAACTTGATAATATAAATAATATTGTTATGCAAGAAGGCGGACTCTATAGTGATAGATGGGGTATTGCAGGTCGTGTTGACTGTATCGCTGAGTATGATGGCAAACTAACTGTTATTGATTTTAAAACATCTACAAAAGAAAAGAAAGAAGAATGGATTGAAAACTATTTCATTCAATGTACTGCCTATTGTGAGATGTTTGAAGAAAGATATGGTCAATCAATTGACCAGATTGCTGTACTAATTGTCTGTGAAGATGGTACTCGACAGACATTTGTGAAAGATAAGAAAGATTATTTACCACTATTGCAACCAGCGATAGATGAATTTTGGGCAGAACAAGATACTGCTCAACCCGTCTTGGGCGAAGCGTCAGAACGACTAGTGCCTAGAAGATGGTAAGAATTCTTGTTGACGGTAATGGAGTAAAGGTGATGGACTTGGGTTCGATTCCCAACATCTCCACCAAAGTATTTTGGTCATCCCTAAAATATTTTGGTGGGGATGAAATGGACTTCGACATTGCTATTGAAAGATTACAAGAGAGGATAGTCCTAAGACTTAAAACTAAAACAAAAGCAAACTCTAACCAGTACGCTTTAGCAGCTTAAGTTGCTAAGGGGGTTGCCAGTACCTTCTAACCCAAACTGGCACTAACTCAAGGCAATAATATGAAAAGATTTTTTAAAGAAGTGTACCTTACTGGACACGGTAAAGAAGATAAGAACATATTCAACAGATTTAAAGACACAAAGTTTTACAAAGTAAATGCTGTTGAGCAGAAAGAATTGAAAGATTGTGGCAATGTGAAATATATAAACTTAGATGAGATTAAAATATGAAAATGATAATTACGCCCAACAAGTTTGCAATATTAATAGAAGAATTAGTTAAGACAAAAAGAATGAGCTACATAGATGCTATTCTTCATTATTGTGAAAAGAACGGAATCGACCCGAGCGATTCTAAGAAACTAGTAAACAAAGGACTCAAAGAGAAGTTGACTTATGAGGCACAAAACCTTAATCTACTAAATGTAGAAAAAGTGCCACAACTTCCCATATAAGGAGAATGAATGGTTTTGAAGTATATAAAGTCTATTTGGCAATCAAATTACATTTCACAAGCAAGAACAGAAGTTACGACTTTCATAGACACGGCGGACGAACAACTGCAAAGCTTGAAACCTTCACTAAAAGAAGGGATAGATATTTTTTTCACAAACTTAGTCGCACTTATAACAGCACTACTGTGGTCGATTACTTTGTTAGTAACTTTGTCAATAATACTAATCTATGGGTTGGCGATATTATTGGCTCAACTGGTGACGAAAGTTATAAAGAGTGGTCTAAGAGATTAGAGTCATTACATTATTATTATGAACAAGACATAGACTACATCTTAGAAAGAATGACTGCAAACGAAATAGAGTTTGACGATATATTCACATCACATGACGGGCAACATCCGCCTATATTGAAGATGGTTCTCTCTAAGAAGATATGTGTTGAAACATTTGTGATACTAGAAGATATACTTTCATTTGCAAATAGGTTAGATAAAGACATCTTAGAAACAGTATTGTGGCCTAAGATGCACGATAGAATGGCAAGATACAAACCATTTTTAAAATATGATACACCAAGATTTAAGATAACATTGAGAAAAAAAGTGAAGGAGTTATAATGTTAAGAGCAATAGGACTGATAGCGTTAATCTATCTATTCTTTGTCTATCTGCCAGTGATATTAGAAACAGCAGATAAATGCTTAGGAAACGCTTGACAAAGGCAACAGTTTATAGTATAATGGTACATATGTCAGTAAAACAAGGCATATAACTGTTATAAATATAAAGGTGCGACATATACAGCACAGAACGATACAATAATAATACAAATACAATCATACGGAGAAAATATATGACATCAAGTCTATCAGCGTTAAAACGCTCAAACAACTTAGACACCCTAATGGGTGAACTATCAAAGGTTGCAGAACCACAAAAACAATCAAACTCATACCAAGATGATAGATTCTGGAAACCAGAACTAGACAAATCAGGTAACGGTTATGCTGTTTTTCGTTTCTTACCAGCAGTACAAGACGAAGATTTGCCATGGGCCAGATTATGGTCACATGCATTTCAAGGACCAGGCGGTTGGTTAATTGAAAACAGTTTGACTACAATCAATAAGAAATGTCCGATTAGTGAATCTAACAGTTTACTATGGAATTCTGGTGTTGAGGCAGACAAAGAAATTGCTCGTAAGAGAAAACGCAAGTTATCTTACTATGCAAATATTCTGATTGTGAGTGACCCTAAACATCCTGAGAATGAGGGTCAGGTTAAACTATATAAATTCGGTAAGAAAATCTTTGATAAGATTACTGAGGCGATGAAACCTGAATTTGAAGATGAAACGCCAATCAATCCATTTGACTTTTGGGAAGGTGCAAACTTTAAACTAAAAATCAGAAAAGTTGATGGCTATTGGAATTATGACAAGTCAGAGTTCGATAGTAAAACTGCTATTGCACCTAATGACGAGGCCATTGAAGAAATATGGAATAAACAATTTCCATTAAAACCATTTCTAGCAGACGAAAACTTTAAATCATATGATGAGTTGAAAGACAAACTTGACAAAGTTCTATCTGGCGTTAGAAATACTGGTACTGCTGAGGATGTTGCCATCCCACCTGCAGCTCCAAAAGTAGAACCAGTTGTAGCAGAAACAGTAAGTTCCCCGACACCTGCTCCAATAACTGAAGATGATGATTCAGACGAAACTTTGAGTTATTTCAGTAAGTTAGCGGAAGAGGACGAGTAATCTCTCCATCTGTTTTCACTACCAAGAGGTCGAAATGTGATGTTTCGGCCTCTTTTTTGTCTAAATATTACTACTGATTATGAATGAAGTTTGAGATATCAAAACAACAACAACATAAAAGGAGAAAATTTATG